GCGTCAGCGGCTTCCCGCGCATGGCGCCGATCGGCGACCGACTGCTTCTGGCATGGACCGCCTCGGGCCGGCCTGACGGCCAGGCAGGCGGCACCCGGGTCGTGACCGCGTTCATCGAGCTGCGAGATACCGAAAATTGAAGCTTGTCGGGCATTGGATGGTTGACTTTCTTGTCGGTTCGAGGTCTAATACCCGGCTTGCGGTGATGGCCGTTGTATCGGTCGAAACTCGCAATCGGAAACCCCGAAGGCCAGGTAGCTCAGTCGGTAGAGCAGGGGATTGAAAATCCCCGGCGTTCCACGTGAAACCAGCAATATCAGATACTTAGGCCCTCACAAGTCCACCAATTAAAGCGGTGGAAAGCCTCAATGATACTTAGGCCCTCACAAGTCCACCAATTAAAGCGGTGGAAAGCCTCAATGAGCCCGGCGGCAACAGAAAGGCGGTGGAGAATCGGTATAACCGGCTGTCAGGCCCACGCCCTCGTTAACCGCCGTCCGTGGGGGCAAGAAATGTTCCGGCACCCAACGCCCAAGCACAGACCAAAGCAACAACACCTAGCCCGATCATCAGCCCGAGCTCGCCCCGGGTCCACCGGCCAGCACGCCAGCCGTCGAATATAGTGATCACAACGGTAGCTGCCAATACCAGCGCCAGACATTCCAAACCGGTTTTCATCGACGGAACAATTTCCTTCGTTCTGCCTGCCACTCTCCAAAAGCAAACGGGCTTACGACAATAAACAAAGCTGCAAGAACCGGCCAGAGCACAGCGGCTAATATGCTGAAAAAGGGTTCATCCATGGTATAACCCATACCTCCAAGAACCATCAAGACGATGGCCCCGACGATGTAGATCGCAATAATCCACTCAATCATCGGATCAACCGCATGATGATGACGAACAGAGTAACAGGCCAGCTCAATGCGATGCTGCGCGCGTCTCGGCGCGTCTCGCCTTGATGGCGCATGTACAGATAGACGCCGCCTGCGATCAACAGGTAGGCGATGGCGATAACGATAAGTTCTGTAAACATCACATTCTCCTGCGTGGTTAAATCCTATACGTGATTGAACCAGTAGGCATTCGATTAAACAACTGCCTTTAACCAATCAGCCACGGCTGGATTCGCATTTCCATCATCAGACCACACCCGAGCTATAAATGTAAACTCAAGCGACAAATTGTTTATGCTCCAGTTCCCAGAAGCATCAGACCTTGTTTCAGCTATCACGAAATTAGGTGCGGCCTTCGGGATTAACTGGACTGCACGAGAAACAGGTGCCCCATTCTTTCGCACAACCAATCCATGGGACGTACTACCGATGGAACCCGGCCCCCTATATTTCCCCATGTCCATAGCAAGAACATTTTCAACAACTGGGTCTGTGAACCTAGTCATCCCAATCTCCTGTCAAATCATACAATGCAGCAAACGAAAAAATAGAATCGTTGTTAGTCCTATCAGGACAAACCCATAACCTCATTGTTCTTGTGCCGCCCGGATGGGGTAAATCGGACATATCGACTAAAGAGCCGTGAGTGCTAACCCAATCCCCCAGGGGCCAAAACACACCCCTTATATAACCCCGAACGTTATCATCAGAATCGTAAAAATACGCACGACAAAATTCTGATTGATTTGTGACAGGATCGGTCAACCTGCTTTCTATGCCTACATCTGAACTGGCATCAGCCTGCCCCCCAGTGCTCACCGTATAGGCCTTGCCTTCTCGATTGGAATTAACTCCGTCATGCGAAAATAGAAACGTTACATGCGTACCTGTGTTCGCCGGATACGGATATGAATTTTCCCCAAATCCGCCGATAACGCTTGAGTCGTTTTCATCCGAACCGGCAAACATAAACGTGTTATCTGTAGACTTCCTTGGTTCCAAGTTTCCAATAATGCAATGATGCCAAGTATTATCGTTATCTTGATCAGCAACATTTGTAAAAAGCATGAACGTCCGATCATCACCATAAATCTCCCAACGCCGCACCGTGGTATCCGCTAATCCCGATTTGATGATATAGGCATTATCCGACGTTGGCGATTCATCCGCCCCTGTGTTTACGTCCGACATCGTAGAAAATAATCGAACCCTTGCTCTTCCAGCGTTTCCCAGATGATCGGCCGCTTGATCGTAGATTTGCAAAAAACCACCAAGCCCGTCTGCATCCGAATTCCGGAATGCAATCCGGAAATTTGCAGCATCATCATGCTCGATTGTCCATCCGAGCTGAGGAAGAGCCCATTTCAAAAGTGAATACATTGCGCCATCTTCCCCAGTTAGAACCGGAGCGCCTGTATCCAGATGAGTCAATTTCATGGGAACAGCCATATCATTACTCCATATTCAAATTAACTGAACCGCTCATGTTGAACACGCCCAGATCGAGAATACTACCAATATCTATCCAAACCAAATTTCCAGAATCACTAGAAAGAACCGGCGTAGTCATCCCATCCGGCGAATTTGACACCTCAAAACTACCGCCACCCCCGTCGACAACCGAAAGCGGGCTGCCGTTGGTTCCATCACCGGTCAGCGTTTCATCGCTTGCGACAGCACCGAGCTTTGCGTCGAGCGCGTTCTGCAGGTCCGTTTGGTCGGATAGCGTGCCGGTAATACTACCCCACGCAACACCACCCCCACCGCTGGCGACCGAGAGCGGGCTGCCGGACGTACCGTCTCCCGTGAGACTGTCGTCGCTGGCGACAGTCTTGAGGTAGCCTACGGCTGCGTGGTTACCCCAACTGAAAGCGACATCCCAGTTGCCGATCTGGGTTGCTGTGATGCCCGCAGCAGGTGAGGCGCCGAAAACAGGGTCAGATTCGCTGGTGAGATACCCGACTGCGGCATGATCGCCCCACGAAAAGGCGGTATCCCAATTGCCGATTTGCGTCGAGGTGATCCCCCCGGCCGGCGACGCGCCGAACACCGGGTCCGACTCGGTCCCAATCTTGGCATCGAGCGCGTTTTGCAGGTCGGTCTGGTCGGACAGGGTGCCGGTGATCGAGCCCCAGACGCCGCCACCAGACTGACCCGTCGGGACATACTGCTCACCGTCCCAGGCGAGCACCTGGTTGAGCGTCGGCGACGTGTCCGCCACATCCTTCAGGTCGGACGTGAGGGAGTCCCCCAGGTCCACCAGGTGCTGGTGGCCGTCCTTGCGCGATGTCTTCACAGGCATTCGGTTTTGTCCTCGTTGGGCACCACGATGTCCGGGTCTGCCGAGACCGCCAGCGCGGTTTCCGGGTCAACCAGATAGTCCGGATCGTCCACGGTCGTGAAATCCTCGTCCGCGGCGACCGCCAGGGAAAAGTCCTCGATCACGTAGGCATCATCGCCCCCGACCAGCAGCGTCAGGTCTGGGGCGTCATTGAACAGCAGGACCTCGAACTGCACGCGCAGCCCGTCGTTCATCCCGAACCGCTTGAGCCGGCCGCCGACGTTCTCGCGCAGCAGGTATTCAACATCGAAGCGGTCACGCTGCGCCCGGAAATACAGGTTGTCGTCCTTGAGGTAGGCGAGAATGATGTCGTTCTGTCCGCTGGACATCCCGCGCTTGTCGTCCATCGTCACCCGCAGATCGTAGGCGCCAGGAATCTGCGTGAAAATGTGATCGTTGTCCAGCGTGGAAAACCACCATAGCCAGCCTTCCTGGGCCTCGCCGTTCAACTGCGTGAACGCCACCGCCGGGAACATGTTCTGGTCGAACGCCAGGTCGATCTCGACCACGTCCGGGCGCGAGAACTGCACGGCATCGGCCACGGTCGCCGAACCGACCACCACGTCGCCGTCCAGGTACTTCGCGGTCCAGACTTGAACCTGGAGGCCCTGAGACGGATCGGAAAGCCCGACCCCGCCAAGCTCCTTGGCGATCAGCGGTGCCGTGCGCTCATCGTCCGGGTCCAGGAACTCGCTGGGCACGGACACCGAAGATAGTTCGTTAGATGGAAGCACGGCCCCATCCGACTTTCATACCAATCGTCAATTCCTTGGTATCGTCCTTGTCTATCACCGGGTCGAATTCAGCTTGGAACGACCCAAGGTTCCCATTTGTAGCAAACCGGCAGGATTTTACACCACCGGCGAAGTTTCCATCATTAAGCCCCCAAAACACTTCAATCTCGCGTTCTAGCGAATTGTTTGAGTATACGAGGGCAGACCACGATGACCGACCATCAGAACTACCTGATGGTTCTTGTGTGATGGTACCTATCTCCCCATCTGCAACATATTGGTCATTAGAAAAACCTTCTCCTTGCCAATCCGCATCACGCAATATCGCCTGCCCTCCCCAATGAGCGGCTTTAGTGACCTCCGATGCGCGTGTGGTGACTGTATGCCCACTGACCGTAAATGATCCGTCTGACGTGGGTGGATACAGTCGTATCTCATACTCCACATCAAGCACTTCATCGGACAAGACAGTGATTGTTGTCGGTGTACCGGTACCATCAACAACCAATGCGCGGCTAAACAGTGAATCAGTGGCGCCGCCATTTTCTGCGATCCCTACTTCTGCAATATTTCCTTCCGCGGCTCCCTCTGCGAACCTAAAGGTTTTTCTGAACCATCCGTAATACGGTGTACTTGCCTGCGCGCCTTCAGATGTAGCTTGTGTGGTATTCGTAGACGCTATCCATGTTTCAAGCGTTGTGTCCCCAACGGCAGGATCAGTGTTCCCACTGCCTACATGGCAGTAATCGTGTTGCTTTTTAGTACCCTTGGCGTTCAGGCCATAGTCGGTAATTAGATTATCGAACCATCCAGTGTCCAAACGGACACGACCATCAGGGCGAAGAACGCGCATTCTATAAAAACCGCGCATTCCGACCCGGAATGGCAACACAAGTTCTTTGCGAGGACGAATGATATTCATGTCTTTACCTATGGGGTTACAAGTGAAATGCTTGTGACTTCTGCAACGCCAAGCTCAATACCTTCTTCAGGCCAATTAAGATACGTAACGAGCTTTGACTCAAGCAAAACCGACGTGACTTCTGCGGGCATCAAGTCGAGCCCTTCGGGTGGCCAATCACCGTATGTCTTCAGAATTTGACGAAGGTTAATCGAGGTTATTTCAGATGCAGATAACTCAAAACCTTCGGGTGGCCAATCACCGTATGTCTTCAGAATTTGACGAAGTAGGATGGATGTAATTTCTGCCTGGGACAACTGGATCGGGTCCATCGGCGGACGAATGGTATTGATCCGCGTGACTTCCGAGTTTCCCAGGCCCAACCCCTCGATAACATGAATCGGATACAGGCGACTCGTGAACAGCACATAAGTCTTGCCGTCCTCGAGCGGAATCTCGCACGGCGTCGGCTTGTTCTTCGGCCAGACCTCGATAACCGGGTCGGCCGGGACGATGATCGTCCACATGGGCCTACTGCTGCTTGAACTTCAATCGGATCGACAGGTCCTTCTGCCGGCCGGCCACGGTACCCGCGCGCAGCGTCGCCTTGCCCGTCGTGCCGTCGCCGGAGTCGCCGGGGCCGGTCACGCGCAGCGTCGCCGATGTCGCGGTCGTCGCGCTCACCGCCGCCGTGCAGCCCTCGGCCAGCGCCGAACTGGTCGCGCCGTTGATCTCATCGCCGTCCAGCCAGGCCGTGAAATCGAACTTGAAATCCCGGATGTCGGTCGGGTCCATTTCAATCGGCGGCAGCGCCGGGCTCCAGGTTACTGTGGGCATGGGACTACTCCTTGTGCTAAATTCGGGGGATGGAACTGGTCAGACGTGCGCTCCCGGGCCTGATAATCGCCGGTGCGATCATCTGGTTTACCTACCTGTTGAGCACGCTCAACGACGCCGAGCCCCGCCCTGAGAGCAGGCCGGACCCGGCCGTAGACCGTTATTTGTTGAAGGCGTCCGAGCTCCGCCTGGAGCTATTCGATCGAACTTATGAAGATCAACTGGAAATTCTCACCCTAGAGAATCAGGGATGGGGCCTGTCCTATCCGGAGGCCCGGAACGAGGCGATCGCGGAACTGGACGACGAGCGAAGCTACCTGAAAATCACTGTCAACGACTATCGCGTCGCTGTCGGCGAAGTTCCCGAAGTGTCTCCCTGACCACCCGCATTCGGTCCTCGAACTCTTTCGGGCTGATCCGTGCATTTCGCCCACGAGTAGCAGCTCGGCGGGCGTTGGAAACCGACTGACTGGTCGGTCGCCACGTCGGAATCTCTGTGCGGACGATCGAACTGATCCGGCTGTTCGGGATTCCCGCGTCATCAAGAATCCGCCGGATCTCAAAGTCACTCAAACCGGAAACCCGGACTGCGCGCACAGCATCGTGTACATCTCGGAATGCCGTCTTCCACCGCTCATCGGATTGCAAGACCGCATTGCGGATTTCGCGCTCAGACATCGGATTCGGGTTGCGGAGCGCCCGGTACAGCGGATTTCGGGATTCTCGGTAGGACCTGTTGAAGTCGAAGCCCCGGAATTTCAGGGAAGTCTCCGGGTCCGCCGTGGTCAACCGGAACCCGATCCAGCCCAGTGCCTCGTCGGCCTTCTTGTATTCCTTGCCGTAGCTCGTGACCTCGCCGTGCAGAGCTTTGAGCGATCGCTCGATGTTCGCCGCGATGCCCGGCTGCAGCCCCTTCCGAAGATGCTCCAGGGACTTGATTGCCTTGTCGATCTTGGACGCTGATTCGTCGTAGACCTCTCCGCCATCCAGCCGCTGGTTGAAGGCAACCTCACCGATCGCCGTGGCGGCAATGTCCGGTCCGAGGAACGGCCCGAGCAATTCCTTCAGCGCCTCACCCACCTTTTCCTGCACACCCTCGTTATTCCCGTTCATGACCGCCCGAACTGGCAGTTTCAGGTAGGCGTAGGGGTCCAGGTGCGACAGGTCCAGATACCGGATATTGCCCTCCTCGTCCGGCGGCATGTACGCGAACTGCGCGTTTCTCTGCCAGGGCGCAGCCATTTCCCGGATCGCCTCGTCCTCCTCGTCGTCGATGCCGAACATGGCCATCAACGTCATCCCCACCGCAGAAGCCCCTGCTCCCGCTGTCGCCATGCCCACCATGCGCCTTGCCGCCATGCTCGTCCGCCCAGCCGCCAGGTCTTCTCGGACAATGCGGAATTGCTGACCGGTCGTCCTCGCGATCTCCCATGGGAAGGAGACAAACGTGCCGGCCCCCGGGAACCGTCTCAGCCAGCGCACAGACTCAGGAACCATCGAATACGTGGGGTAGCCGTTCCTGATCCGGTCCGCGGCCATGGCCTCGGCCTCAGCCTCATTCATCCCGCTTTTGACCAGGGCCTGCTTCTCGTTCTCGAACCCGATAATCTTCCAGAAATCGTCACCGGCCCGGTAGATCTTGGTCGCCACGTTCAGTGTGCCTTTCAGGGCACGGGCCGCGATGTTCCCGCTATACGGGTCGGTGCTCATCACGTCCTCGAGCGCAGCCCGCATCTCCCCGGCGCGAGGATTATCGTGCAGAACGCCCAGCCGCACCAGTTTTTTCAGGTACTCGTGGCGATCGGCGTTGTTTGAGAACAGGTCCGCCCAGGTGTGTTGGGCAGCCCGCTTGGAGTGGCGCCAATCGAAATGCCCGTTCATCACCGTGAACATGGACGCCGAGTAAAAGTTCCGAAATGACGTGGTGGGACTGAGCACGGTCTTCCCGTACTTTACTGCTGAATTCATTCTCAGCGCCTGCTTGTATAGCCCGCTCAGAGAATCGACGTTGACAAAATCACGTAGCGCCTTCGCAAATTCAGGCGTAGCGTATAGCCCGCTGAGCGGGACCATCGTGTCATCGGCCCACGACGATATTTCCGTGCTCATGCGGCCAGATTCCCGCGTGGACAGGAACTCGCCGAGCCCGTCTTCCCGGACCTTGGACAGGAAGTGATGGTTTGCCACTAGACTGCCCATTTTGGTCAGCGAGCGCGCGAAGTTCATGCGCGGATCCGTGTGCTCGCCCATCAACTCCCGGATCTCGGGCGCGATGTCCTTGCGCCTTTTCAGGATCGACAGGTCCTTCTGGCCCAGCAGGCCGGAGGACAGAAAACCGACCATACCGTCCTGATCGGTCCGGAGAATCGCGTTGATGATACCCTCGACGTGGTCCTCGATCTCCTTGTCGCTAGCCTCCGAGAACTCGTCCTGGGCGCGTACCCGTTCGTTCAGGAATTCGCGCGCACGCTCAATGACCTCTGCTGGCGGGCTCCACTTCTCATCGTCGAATACCCGGTACGAGCGATTCAGGTACTCGCCCTTGTTGGATTCGATCGTCCGGATGGTCCCGATCTTGCGGGCGATGAGCCCGCCCACATTCGGCAGCCCCTGAATGGTCTCGATCGCCTGCTCGTCACCTGCCAGCGCCGCATCCAGATTGTCCAGGAATACCTGGCGGTTTGCGTCGTCCAGTGACTCCGACGCGAACCGAACCTCGTCGATCAGCACCATTTGAACCTGTCCGGAAAGACGATCAAGCGCGCCGCGCATCACGTCCAACGCATCGCGAACCTCCTGATCCAGCCCCTCGACCTCCCGGCCGGCCAGATATTCGTTCATCTGCTGCCGGTCGGCCTCCGGGATACGGGCATAGAATCGCTGTCCGAACGCGCGCCGAGCCGCTTTCGTGAAGTCCGCGGTGAAGAACTGGGTATCGAGCTCGATCTCGTTCTTGATCCCGTGGGTCTCGATATGCCGGGCGAACGCTTTGGGATGCAGCAGGCCCTCTTTCGTGAACAGCTTTTTGGCCCACTTCTTGTGCGCCTTCTGCTCGTCAAGTGACGGGTCGCTGGTCTGAACGGTAATGACCTTGCCGTCCGAATCCCTGCCCATGTAGGCGGTAGTCGTGAAGACTTCCTTGCCGGGTTTGACCCGCTCGCCGGATTCGTCGGCCCTGTAGGTTTTTGACCGCGAATACCGGATGTCTGGGTTGTCGGGATCGAAGGTGCCAACGTTGCCGGTGGCGGATTTGATCTGGGTTGGATCAAACACCACCCACGTCTCCGCATCTTCACTGAAATTCCCCTCCGGGAAATGGACGCTATCGTACCCCTGCCGCTCCGCTTGTTCCGCAAACCCCTCATTGGTATCAATGGCGGACTCTTGGCCGTTCACCATCGGCGTCATATCGTCAGTGAACTCAACCACCATCGGGTTTTCAGCGCGCAAGTAAGCAGACGTTATATCCCCGTCCATGCCCACGTACTGCCCAGCAGTCCTGCGATTGGTGGTAAACCATGATCCCGGCTCTCGACGGCCAGGTTCAAATTCCGTAATCCCAGGCTCAGCGCTCCCATGGTAGACCACCAGCGGATTGCCATCGGCATCCACCACCCTGCTGTTGCCAAACCATCGACGAAACTCAGGTGTTTGCGTCTGATCGGCTGAGGCATTCGCCGGCACCGGCGCGTTCTCCGCGATCTTGCCGTTGAACATGACCACAACGTCCTCGTTGCGAACGTCCTGGGTCACCTCCGGGCTCATCATCCGACGACCGCGGTCACCGAGCCGTTGGCGTTCCTGGGTATTGCGCGCCTCGACCTCGCCGGCCAGGCGATGGTAGGCGTCAAAAGCGTCCTGATCCTGAACGCGGGTTTTCTTCCAGGCCTCATCGCGCCGGGTCACCGCGTCGATGAACTCCCGGACCGTCGGGTCGCCGAATCCACCAGCGGCCTCGACGGCCGCGTAGTAAGCGTCCCGGTTCTCGGCCATTTGCTGTTCCTGCGCCGGCGTCGCGATCTCGCGCAAATCCTGATCCGCGTGCGGCGACATCGGGTTGATACCCAGCGCGCCCATGATCTCCTGCCGGTCATTGTTCATCCGTTCGAACGTGGCCGCGACCTCCGGAATCTGCCTGCCGATACGCCGGACTTCTGTCTGCGCCCTGCGGAACCTGTTCTCGGCCTGCTGAATCAGAGCGTCCCGCGCACCGCGCGGCGAACCTCCGGTGGCGAACCCTTCGACGTGCTGGATGCCGTGCTGAATCTCATGCAGCAGCGTGCTGAACTGCTGCCGGGCACCCAGATCGGCGTTGATGGAAATCGTGCGGTTATCCCGATCCAGCCGCCCGAACGTGGACTCGCCCATGCCCTGGCTCGACCGGACCGTCATGTCCCGCAATTCCGGGTACGCGGCAAACAGCGCCGGGTGGTCGATAACGCGTTCCAGCGGCTCGGTCCAGACCTTGCCGACCGTCTTGTTCGGGACCGGCAGATACCGGGCGTCCGAATCGTTGATCTCGAAGCGCCACTTTTTGTCCGGGCCGCGGAACCAGCCGGTTTCTTTGCGGATCGTCTCAGGATCATCGCCACGGCGGAGACGGTCGCGGGCCTCGACCAGCGTCTTGCGATCTGCGGTTTCCGCCCGAACCCCGGCGAACGAGTACATCGCCGGCGCATAGGCCGAGCCCTGCTGTTCATGGAGCCCATCCACGACCCGCTGTACGGAACCGCGCGCCAGGTGCGCGATGTCGTTGGCCGAGAAGTCCCGGGCCAATCCGTACCGCGACAGGAATTTCCGGACCAGCCGACGAATTTCGGCGATGATCTGTTTGAGCTTGCTGGTTGTCGCCCCGCCCTCGGCCATGTAGGCGATCGTTTCTTCCCACAGGGCGCTCTCAGGCTTGCCCTGGAGCGTTTCGTCGGCCTGGGCACGCCGATGGGCGGCCAGCGCCTCCTGGGCGCTTCTGGACCGGCTCCCGCGCTCTCCGGCGCGCACCTGCCGCTTGATCTGGCGTACCAGCCGCTTGTAGCTGCCGGCCTCGGCCTCGTCCATCATCGACTCAAGACCGTGGTGGACGCCGACCTCGTGCAAGATCAGGCCGCGCTCGGAGCCGGGGGCGATGTTGTCCGTCGCCAGCCAGATTTCGCCGTTGATCCACGCGCCGGCGGCGTCGGGCGGGTGGTTTCCGGGCCAGTCGGCCGGGGTATTCGTCACGTTGACCAGACTGGAGCCGAGCAGCGCGTTCTGGGCCTTTTTCGTCAGCGTGTCTCGGACGGCCTGTTCGGTGGTTCCCGAGAAGCGTTGACCGCTGTCATTGCTCTGGGGTACACTGTCATCGGACGAGGTAGAGTCCTCGGAGGAGGGCTCAGGAAGCGACGACCGGTTCGCCTCTGCCTCAAGGTAGTCGCGAACCGTAGGCACTCCTGGATCAGTACTGCCCGGCAAAGCACCTGCCGCGGGGTTGCCGCCCAGGGCCTCGTCCAAACTTCCCTTTTTCTCCCGCATTTTCTTTGCGATCTGGCGATCAGTGACCCGATATACCGAGGCCACACGGAATGATCCATCTCTCATCCGCCGGAAATCGACGCGGACTGCCGGGATCTGCCCAAGCTCTCCTTGCCGGACCAGCGTGATGCGACCCGCTGCATGCGGATACCAGTTTTCGGGCCGTTCAAGAACGAACTCAACATCTGCCTGCGCATCCTGCTCGGACCCGTAGTGCTCAGGGTGGCGACGGGCAAGTTCGTCGAAATCGGCAGTGATCCGCTGCGGCTGGTCGAACCCCATCCAACGCCAGGTACGGCGGGGGACCTGCACTGCCTGGCGAGAGTATCTAATTTCCGGCTCGCGAACCATCGCCTCGCTGATCTCGAAGTCCCGATTGCGTCCGGTATTGCTCCGGAACCCGAAGCGCCGATAGAACCTCTTGAGCCTGCCCACCGACGAAGCACCAAAGTCCGCGCTCGGGTCCACGGCGATTCGCTGCCCGGTACGATCAGCGTAGTCGGTGAGCTCCTGCATGAACTCCGTCCCAAGACCGCGACTTCGCTGGCCACGCGGTGCGACGATTTTGTCCAGCCGGATCACGCCACCGCTTTCTCGAGCGTACAGATCGAGCCGGTCGGACCAGCGGGCAAGCAGGTCATTGAGGTTACGACGGGAATATCGCGCTTCCTGCGCCCTTACTTCCGGCCCTTCTTCTTGTGCCGCCCGGCCGCGCGCTCGCCCGGCTTCTTCGTCGCGTTGTGAATCTTGGCCGCGCGTTTCTGTGCCTTCTTCTTCGGCACGCCCTTCTTGCGCAGTTTGTCTCTGATCGCTTCGTAGCGTTTCGGCATCGGGGGTCTCCGTGGTTGCGGGCTGTTGATCGGGGGTTAATGCGGCGCGTCTGAATTGCGGGCTACTATCAACCGGACGAACACGATCAACATGCGCCGCAACGTGAATCTCGCCATCCTGAAAGGCATCGTCAAGCCGAACATCTGACGGGTCAGCCCGAACCTCAACCGTCGCATCACCATACCCTTCTGCGTAGCCCGCCGCCCTGGTCGAGAAGAACGCCTCGTTCGTGTTCTCCGCAGAGACAAAGCGGCCCGTCTCGCGGATACGCTGTGCGGTTTCTGGAGTTGTCCGGTGGTAGAGCGTGATCGTGCCGTCTTCATTGACCGGAACCGGAACGCCGTTCAGGTCTTGAAGGGGCGACCCGCCCTGGTCTAATGGCGCTTCTTGACCCGCCGCCTGCTCCTCCGTGGCCGGCTCGCGATGAATCTCGCCGGTAATCGCGTTCAGGACCTGCCAGTCGCCTCCTGCCGGCGCCTGGTCGATTGCCTGCTCCACGGTCTTGAAGTGCTGCTCGCTTTTTTCAGGGCGGTAGGTGACGAGCATATATGGACGGTCGGGGTCAACCGTGGCCGGTTGGTCGTGGACGTTCGTGTACTCCAGGCCCGGTTGTTCGTGAGACGGGTTCTCGAACCCCTCGCGCTCCAGCTCGCGCCCGTACTCGGATGTGCGCGGCAACGTCGGCTCCGGCGGCACGAACTGGTCCGATTTTTCTGCACTTCCTACCCTTTGACTTTCTCCGGCATTTGTGGTACGTGGCTCGCCCTCGACCGCCTTCGGCCCGAACATATCGGACTGCGGCGGCCGTGGACCGGCAAACAGTTCGCCCTCGCCCTCGATCATGTCCGGGGCCTGGTCGGCGCGCTGCTGGCGAGCCCGGTCGGCGTCGGATTGCGCTTGGGCGGTCTGGTCGACCGCGCCGGCTAGGTCTTGCCCTTCGCCTTGTTGTCCGGTTGCCGTCGACGCTTCAACTTCCTGCCCTTGTTGCGCTTGGCGTTCTCGAGCACCTGGTCCTTGATCCTCCGGAACCGCTTGGTTTCCTTGGCCATTTCTTTCTCCTTGGCTGATCTGCCACAGGCCGCGCACGGTCTCGGCCTCGCTCAGATCGGCGTTCATGATTTCAATCGCCGCGGCCTCGTCGAGCGCGCGCGCGTCCTCGAATAAGTCGTACAGGGCGCGGGCTTCGGCATCCATGTCCGCCAGGTACTCGTCGTTTGCGTACCGGAAACCGGCCAGATCGCGGCCCCGGTCGGCCATGTCGCGGCCCAGAGCATCAATCTCCGCGTCCGAACGCTCACCCCGGGCGATACGCTGCGCTTCCCGGTACTCGGCGAGCATTTCCTGCCAGGTTTCGGGCGCTGTGCCGTCAGCAGCGTTCAGCCGTTCTGTCTCGATCTGGCCGAGCATTTGGCTGATCACTTCGGTCTGCCTTGATCCAAGCCGCTTGCCCTCAAGCGCCTTGTTGACCGCGTTTTTCACGTCGTCGGTCGACACCTTGAGCTCAGCGGCCATTGACTGAAACCACATCGGATTCACCGAAGGGCTGCGAACAACCTGGTCAGTGCCGTAGTCCCAGAGAAGATCGCCGGTGTTGTCCCGCCGAGTTGCGCCCGGGGCTGGAACCAGCGCGATGCCCCCGCCTTTGGTCAAATCCCTGGTCATCTGCAGCAGGCCCGCGCGGTAGGGCCGGCGCATTAGCTTCGGATCGTCCAACCCTTCCGGAAGCTGCTCGCGGCCAACCGGCCCGATCAGCGGGTTCCTGGCCGCTGCGCCTCTTCCACCCTCTGCCGGGGCCTGCTCTCCTTCCGGCGCCTGATCCCCACTCTCATCCCGATTGATCTCGCGCTCCAGGCGCTCGATGAGCTCGGCATCCGTAATCTCCCCGGTATCTTGGCCCGCCTCGGCGTCACGTTCGGCCTTGGCCCGGCGCATTGCCTCGGCCATGACCGGATTCGGCGGCGCGGGCTCGACGAATTGCTGCGGGTCCTGTTCGTGCTTCTGTGCCTCGGCCTGCAGATAGTCGGCGTCGAATTGACGGCGCTGCGCCTGCTCACGCTGCCTGTAAGCGGCTTCTTCCTGTTCGCGGCGCTGCTGCTCGGCGCTGCGGTCTTGCTGCTGCTCGGCCTGAACCCGCGGCAATCCCTCGTCCATGGAGCCGATGAACTGGTCGGCCAGGTTGAACCCTGCGGCCACGTCCGGGGCCTCGTCCTCGAGCATGGACCGGGCTTTGCCGATGTCGTCCTGTTCGATCTGCGGGGAAAGCAGGGGAGTCTGCGCGGAAGGGGGAAGGCGGTCGAACGGGGGTAGGCCGGATACGGGGTTTTCCGGGCTTGGCGGCTCCTGAGACGGGCGCGGTTGTGCGCCTTGGATTGCTCCGGCACCGGCACCGAACAGACCGAAGATCGCACCCTGCCCTGTCGCCTCGCCAGCGCCTTCGAGAAGCATCTGCTCCGGGTTGATCTGCTGGGTGGCCAGATTGGCGAGAATTTTGCCGGTGCCTTCTTCAGCGCTCTCGGTGATGGATTCGCCGGCCAAACCCCGGGCACCACCTGCAATAGCCCCTCGCGCGCCGCCCATGCCACCCCTGACGCCGCCGCCAAGAACGCGTTCTACCGACCGCGCGCCCGGGATGGCCAAGTTGAGTCCGGCCGACGTGACGGCACCGGCAAGCGCATTCCAGCGCGAGAGTTCAAGCGCGATCTGCTCTTTTGCCTGGTCCTCCGGGACACCGGACTCAATGAGCTTCTGGGTCGCCTCGTTGGCCGCCCAGAGCGCGTTCTCCTGGCTAAGCAACTGATCGTAGGATTCGCCACCCACGTCCGAGCCATGAAGTGCTGCGCCCGTACCCACAGCGCCCCCGGTGGCTGCCGCTCCGGACGCGACTGCGCCCTTGCCGGACATCTTTGCGATCGTACCGGCCACGCGTCCACCGATGCCGGTCGCAATCAGGTTCGGCGCCTGTTCGGCCAGTGTGTTCGACAACAACACCGGGTCCGATGCGATCGACTTGACCGTCGTTCCAAGCTGGTTCCAGAAGCCCTCCTGGCCTTCAATCTCGGCGCGCATCCGTTCTTGCCGGGCCTTGAGTTCATCGCTATGGCGGCCCGACCAGTATTCCCGACCGGCCTCGCCCTGACGGCGCGCCCAGTTGTCCATATCGACCGTTGCCAACCCATAACCGGTGCCGACCATGCCCAGCAGGGCATTTGAGCCAGCGCCGAATGACCGGCCAATATCGGCAGCGCGTTCGCCCACCGTGTAGGGATCGTGCTGCATGTCCAGCGCCCGCCCAATAACCGCCGGCGAGCCGTACTCGCCCATCAGGTCGACTTTGCCGTCGCCCTCGGGCAGATCGTCCAGCCAACTGCCGTCAGTGCCCTCTGCTTCGGGCATCGCGTCCAGCCAATCAGCCACTGACCCGCACCTTCTGGCCGTTCTGGATCAGCCAGATCGTGCCCCTTCGGTCACGCACGTAGGTCCCTTCCGGCGGTGGTCCCTGAAGTTGGGCCGCCGGAATCGGATTGGCCGGCGACGTACCGGGTTGTTTCTGACCCGGGTTCTGCTGACCGGGCGGCTGGCCTGCCCCCGGCATCGACCCCATCGGTTCAATGACGGGACCACCCTGAGCGGGTTGTCCCTGTCGTCCACCTCGGCCTTGTGCCTGCCGACCACGCATCTGCTGCTGTGCGCCGGTAACAACATCGCCCAGAAGACCGCCGCCGCCCTGTGGTGCGGGCTGGGCAGACTGCTGTCCACCCACCCCGAACTCCGGCCCAAACCGCTGAATCTGGTTTCGGTACATATGCATCTGCACCTTGTTCATCGCTTCGTGGACCGGTGTGTTCTCGTCAATTTGTAGTTCCTGCGCGAGCTGCGGGTTCAATTCCAGGAAGTTCTCGACCCGCGCCGGGTCGTCCTTGTGGAACCGGAACTGCTCGTCCGCCCTGTTCGATGCGTCGTTCAGCGCCCTGATCCTGAACTTGTCGGCCTGGGCCGAACCCTGTCTCGGCGTCAGCAGATCCCAGCGCGTCTCGCCGGTCTTGTCATAGTGCTCCTGGAACTTCTGCGCCGACTGCGGCGTCACCGAGTCCGGTCGCACCACGCCGAACAGATCGTTCTTCCCGCCCTTGCCGACGTTCTCGGCCTGCGCGCCATACAGGTCCGCACGTGCCCGGGAGGCTTCGGCTGAGGCCTGGCGCTGTCCAATCAGCGCCTGGTCGGCTGGCGTTGGGTTGTTGATCTCGAATTCCCGTTCAGCCTTGGACCTTTCGAGCGCCGCCTCGCTGGTCGCCCTGATGTCTTCCAGGCCGCGCTGGTGGGCCATTGCGTCGTCCTGGAGCTTCCATTCGCGTTCGAGTTGCTTGAGAGACGCCTCACGCCGAGCCTGCGCGCTGTCCAGCGCCGATTGCGCGGCGAAGTCCTTGGCGCGCTGCTGATCGGCGTGCATGCCCTGCGACAACAGGCCAAGACCGGTCCCGATCGCGCTGTTGAGTGCTGCGGCTTTGCGGCTCATCGTTGACCTCCGGGGAGTCCCTGTTGAATGCCGGCGGCGAGCGGGTCGGGCTGCGGCCCACCCATCTGCTGACCGGCCTGTCGAATTGCCTGCGGGTCGCCGCCGCGCGCCTTAACGCGCTCGTCGACGTACCGGGCGGCCTCGTCGAACGTCCCGTCCTCGAGGAACTCGGCGAACATCTCCTCGGCGATTGCGCGCTGTTCGGGGTCATCACCGACCTTGGCCATGTGAATCTCGATCATCCGGCCGAGCGCATCCTCGCGCAATTCCGTCAGGTCGCTGGTCGGCGTGCCGACGGCCTGCGCAATCTCGATCAGGTAGTCGATGGTCTCGGTGGCCAGCGGCAACAGTATCTCGAGGGTCACCATGTCCGGCGCGACCTGCGCGATCTGCTCGGAAACCTGAGTCATCACCTGGTAGCTCACCGCCGCAATCGTGTCGGCGAGCCCGCCATCGGTGCCGGCGTTGGAGATGGACTTTGCAACATGTTCGCGTGCCGGGCCATGGAGATAGTCGGAAATCCCGTCGGAAAGCTGCTGCAGCATCTGCTCGTCGGAGCCGTCGATCAGGCCCTGGTTATCCATAGGGACCTCCGTTCATAAAGTTGGGGTTGTCTGGATCAAGCAACGGCCCGGCGCTCCTCCGCCGCGCCTGCGGGCCGGCGAGCGGCACCGGGGCATACGGGACGGTGTCGGTCGCGGTATTCGGCGAACCCCACGGCTGATGCGCCTTGTTGCCGCCCTCGAAGTCCACGCCCCACAAGGCGCGCGGCTCCGCGGCCTCCTGTTCGGCCCGAGTCGAGAAATACTGCCCGGCCGCGCCGACCAGCGCCGGACCCATGTTGCCGCCCAGGATGTTTCCGAGCAGGCCGCCTCCGCGGCGTTGCCCACCTGTTCCCGGCGGGCCACCTGCAGCGATATTCCCGGCATAGGGCGCGGCCCCGGAAATCGGATTCCAGCCGACCTGGTTCAGCCCACCGGCACCCGCACCCGATGCGGCGCTGCCCTTACCGAACATTAGTCCGCCGAGGCTACTTGCGCCCTGCGCGCCCGTGAAGTTGTTCAGTAGGGTTTGTCCGCCTACCCCGCTGCCAAGACCGACCGTTCCGGCAAGTGATTGTGCGCCTGCCCACATGGTTGAGCCAATACCTCCGAGAATCCCCTTTGAAGAGATTGCACTGGAGAGCCCGGAAAACCCCAGGCCTGGCGTCGCGAGGCCGGCGGTAAAGGCGACACCCGCAGCCATGGCAATCGGCTTCCAGTGTTTCTTGACGAACTTGCCGACTTTTTTTAAGCCCTTTTTGACACCTTTGACGATCTTGCTCATGAGAATTTCTCCTTCCTGATACAAAAATCCCGATTTTTCGGGATTTTTGTAGGAGCGTTCTTTTAGCCAATTTGGCATCATGCTTTCTCGTTCAAACGGAGAGCAACATGCCACCCAAAGCGTTCACCAAAACCGATTCGGACCTGGATCGGCTGATTTCGCAGACACAGTTACGCCGCCTCTTCGGAGAGATCTCCGACATGACGATCTGGCGCTGGCGCAAAGCAGGGTTGCTGCCGCAGCCAATTGTGATCAATCGTCGGAACTACTACCGGCAATCTGATATTGCCGAGATGCAATCAAGGCTATCCCGCGAGTCGGACGGTAGCGAGTAGTTAGGTGTCCGATTGAAAAGCCGAATCAGGTCTTGGGTATTTCCCGTCTCATAGGAAACGCTCCTGATACATACCACCAACGCGCTCAAGCCCCTGACTCCGGAACCATCGGTCTTTCGCCGCGGAGCGATGCTCGGTCTCGGGGTGTGCGGTTGCGTGAAATCGAATCTTGGCGCCCTTGCCCTGCGCCCACTCGCGAAACGCCTGCAGAAGTTCTGCGCCGCCACCGTGCGCGTAGAACTCAAGGTCCGTGGCGTACAGCGTCCGGCCGTACAGCACGGCCCCCACGGTCCCGAACAAAAGGCCGCTGATCTGACCGTCTCGCAAAGCGATCAGCGCCACGTGATCCGACCGCCGCATCATCGTGCGGATCGACCTTCGGGCCGCAGCGGCCGAGAACGGCGCCCACGACCATTCAGATTCAGCGTGGCTAGCCTGGTAGAAGCGAACCAGCGGCGTGACATCGCCCGGCCGTACCTCACGGACTTCGATCATCCGCCAATGCCGGGAATGACCGGCGGCATCGGCGGCATCTGCTGGGCTGCGGGCACGGCACCACCGGACAGCAGCTCCGGCGGGATTGCGCCCCAGGCGTCGTTGGTGAACCCGGGAAACATCTGGCGGACATTCTCCACGGCCGCCGTCTGCTGCTCAGCCGACAAGTTCGGGTTACTGTAGATCGCGTTCACCGAATTCCAGTAGTTGCCGAACGCCTGATTGTAGTTCTGCGAATCGAGCGCCCGATCCGCGCGCCCGGCGTTCCATTGATCCATCTGTTGCCCATGCCGGAACTGGTCGCGCGCGAGCTGCTGCTGCTGGTCGAACATTGAACCCTGCAGCGCCCGGCTCGCGTTCGCGTTGCGCATGGTGTTCGTCGCCGACTGGTTCCGGTTCGCGACATCGCCGTAGCGCGCGGCATCGAACTGCGCGATCGGCAGCGCCCGGTCAATCGCCGCACCCATCGCGTTGCCGGCGGCAATCGACGAGTTTCCGAGCCCGCGCGCCGAAGCACGCTCCACGCCCATCTGGCGCGCACGGTCCATGTACGGGCTATCCCAGTCCAGCAGGGAATCGAGATGGGTTCGCATGAGCTGGTCTTGCTCGACCTGCTGGAGGTCCGCTGATGCACTGTGGTTGCCGACCGGGGAGAAACCGAACCGTGTCCGATCCTGGTACTGAAACCCCCGGGCAACAGGCTCAGGCTGCGCCTGCCCCTCGATCTGGGGGCCGACCGGCTGCGTTGTTTGCGGCGGCCCTTCGGGCAGGATGTGTCCGTGATCGGAGGATCCTACGCCTCCCCGGGGCCGCAAGAACCGCTGCTGGTCGAGCGGAAGATGGTTTTGCTCCCAGAGCCCGTCACGTCGGTTTCCGTTCTCTGGGTTGATATAGCCTTGTCCAGGCAACAATGGTGCGGGCATTTTATCGCTCCAGTCTGCGTTGACTCAGGGTCGGGAATTCGAGCACCTGAATGGTGTGCGGGGTTACGTCCTGGGCCTCGATCGCCAGGGAGAAATCCCGGCCACGAGCCTTGTGACGGGTCTTGGCGAATACGGGGCGCTGCTCGTTCAGCGTCGCGGCTCCGAAATTGGTTGTCCCGTTGTACCCGGACGGCAGCGCGTAATCGACGCCCATCTGCGTCTTGAGCTGCACCAGCCCCTCGGAAATTCCATGGATATGAACGGTCGTGACCCGGAGATTTCGCCCCGGCCCGTTCGCGTGAACCGGGTTGTAGACGATCCGCCCGCGGATCAGTTCGCCATCGAAATCCGCGCCGTAGTGAATCCGGTATACGTAGTTCGATTCCTCGAAAGATGCGAAGGACAGCGCCTCGTTGTCCTCATCGACGCCGCTGGCCACGGCGATGACCTTGAGCGGCGCTTCGTCGCTGGTCAACCACGGCTTTTGCATGGTCCAGCGCGGCACCTGGTCCTCCAGATACGTCAGGGTCAGCACGTACCCGTCCTCGAACCACAGTCGGTATTGCGACTTCTTGCGCACGGCCTCGGCCAGAATCGGCCTGATCCCGGAACTGGCATCGGCCTGCAGCCTCGGCAACAGCCAGGGGCGCACCGGCCGCGAGAGACGCCCGGAGTCGAAGTCGCCGTAACGGTCGCTCGCAGCCAACGTGGAAACGCCCCGGAAATCCGTGAAAATCGGCATGCCGCCGATGTTGTGAACCGTGTACTCCAGGGCGCCGGTCTTGTCCGCGATTACCTGCTGGATCGAATCCGCGGAAGTCGCGCCCTGAATACCGAAAATCGAGGTCTCGGTCCACACGCCCAGCGTCTCGCCGTCCAGGGGCAACATCCCGGTGATGCGTCGGCCGAACCCGACCGAAAACGCGCCGAGCACGCCGTCGAACAGCACGGGTTCTGTGGCCACCGACAGGTCCGCGTCACCATTTTCGTAGCCGAGCACCAGACGATCCTTGTGCCGACTGACATGCCGGGGCTCGTCCTCGGTGCGCCCGGTACGGATCTTGAGCAGGTAGTTGTTGTTGAAAGTGAATGCGAAGTCCGCGCCGGATGCGCCGTACACGGCGGCCAGGCGACCAGCGGCGAAGAAATTGGTCTCGAGCCAGGTAAACTGGCTTTTCTTGAGCTTCATGCGATCGCGGCTCGGCAACCGAATTGGCGCCAGTGCGCCGTCAAGATCGCACACCACGTCCCCGGCCCCGCCGGGTTGGGTGTAGACCGTGGCGGTCGACGGGATCAACGCCGGGTTGTCCACCCGGGCCAGGGTCAGCACGCCGGCCGCGTCGTTGCCCGCGAAGCTCCCGCCGGGGTTGACATGGGTATAGATCGCTCTCGCCTGATAGTCGGTGCCCCCGGCGCGCAGGTAGACCACCGATTCCAGACTGCCCTCGCGCAGATGCACGATGCGCCGGACCATGTAGACGCGCACGACGGTCGCCGCATCCGCGCCGGCGGCCGCGAAGCGAACCAGCCACTCGTAGGCCGCGTTCGTGATGTTGTCGCGCAGTTCGTTGACCGACGAGGCGCCCCAGGTATCGAACTCGCCGCCAAAGGTCAGCGTCGATTTTGTGTCCACCACGGTCCCGGCACCGCGCTTGGCCCCGGAGTCCGATGCAACCTCGTCGACCGTGATGTCCATCGTGCCCGAAACACGCTCGCAGATCACCTGGATCGTCACCCCGGTCGGTTCGTCCAGAGGGTCTAGGGAGTCCGTGAAGTCCGCGACCCGGATATGCTCGGTCAGCTCCCCGGCCGTGTTCAGCGTGGCCTCGACGAAACTCGCGTCGTCAGACTGGATGGCGTCGCGCATCGCCGCATCGTCCTTGTCCCAGTCGGCTCCGCCGGCCTCATCCCAGTACGCGGTATCCGCCGATGCCGACGGCAGCGCGCCCGGCGTTTCGTTTTCCGCGATCTGCCCGCCGTTGGAGTACACGTCGGACGGCGCATTCTGGCCGTTCTTGAACGCGACCTCATAGGCTTGTTCGATGGTCTCCCAACCCTGTCCGGTCGAACGAATCAGCACGCCGCGGTTGACGGTCTCGCCGATGTCGGAGATTACCGACAGGCCGGTGCCGGCGAGCACGCCGTTCTCGCTGTAGCCCACGACGTTGGCCGCCAATCCGACGGTAACCCCGTCGGACACGCGCTCGATGATGGCGTTGGCGCCGATCTGGGCCGCAGTGTCGATCTCGACCCACACGTCGGCCACCAGGTCCAACGTGTTCGCCGCGCCGGAAATGACGGTCACACCGCGCACGGTCGCCGTCCAGCCGCTCTGCGGGTCCGTGATCTGGTCGCCGGGCACGGGCTCGAGCTCCCCGTTGGTCAGGTCGACCCGGGTATAGGCCACCATGTCCCCGGCAAACACGTCCAGGTCCGGGCCAATCAGCAGTTCGATCAGGTCCTGCGTCTGGCCCGCGAAACTCGCATTCGCCTCCAACACCCATCCGTTCGGGAATCCGGATGGGGTATCACTGTAGATCTCGACGCGCTGGCCCTGCACGGCCAGATTCTCGGCCGGGATCGGCCGGGTGCCGAGCGATACCCGGACGGACTCGACAACGGCATACAGCCAGGACTGATCGTTGGCCCGGTCCGTGAAGTGCTTGAGCCCGTAGGCCGGGCCTCCCGGTGCCTTGCTGACCAGCGCGCGGTATGCAGACTTGTCGTCCAGGATCGCCTGTCCGTCCCACCGCAGCATGCCCTCCATCCACGAGTAGCCCTTGCGATAGGCGATCTCATAGTTCAGGCACTCCTGCAGTGAACCCGGTTCCAGCCGGAGCTTGTCTTCGTTGAGCTCCAGGCCGATCGTGGATGGGACGATCATCAGTATCCGTACCCGCCGTAGCCGCCACGGAACTTCGGCTCGTTGATATGGATCGGCGGTAGTTGATCGTTGCGCAGGTCCATGAGTGACTGATCGAGCTCGAATTGCACCGTTTGCATCCGCTGGACCGACTCGTCGTAGAAAGCGTAGTGCCTGAGCGCCCAATAGAAGATCACGTTTTGCAGGTCGGCCGGCATCGCCGGCTCGCACGCGTCCTTGACCTCCATCTTCAACGGACGGCGGATATAGTTGAAATTGAGCTTGTAGGCTTTGTCCGGTATCGGATAGACGCGAATCTGCTCGTTCGGCAACACCGTGTACTTCTTCGGCCGCCCCTCGGTCGTCGTCGCAAGCCGCTCATCGTAGTAGCCCGCCCACTGCCGATACGGCAGAAAGTAGATGGGAATGCGCGATGTGTTCGGGTCACCCTCGACATGGATGTGCGAGTAGTGCCAGGGGTGGAGATAGGGCACCACCTTCTTGAACTGGTCGTCGCCGAGATATTGGGCGAGCGGGTAATCGGTGACCCCGCTTTCGACCTCGATCGAGCCCTCGCGCATGCGAAAGCGCCAGTCCTCGTGCATTTTCTCGATCTCGAAATTGGCGTCGACAATCCAGTCAATCAGGTCAGATACATGGTCATCGGTGACCGATTCGACCGTAGTGATCTGACTGGGGGAGACCGTGCCGGTCTCCCTCGCCAGTTTCTTCACGAGCTCAAGCAGTGTCACGCTGCATTCTCCTCGCCAAACAGACCGCCCCCGTCCTCGGAGTCGATCAGATCGGGGTCGAACCCGAGCGCGTAGAGGATGATCTCGCGGATCGCCTCGACCTCGGTGCCACGTTCGTAGCGCAGCGACAAACGCCGGCAAATCCGGGCCAGTTGTGTCCGGTTCCAGCCGGCGAAGAAGTCCGTTGCCTCGGCGATCATCCGGAACTGCTCTTTTTGCGAGCGCGGAAGATCAATCGTCTTCGGGTCGTCGCCGAAATCCGCGAAGTTGAACCGGTTCTGCTCAGTCTTGTGGTTGATGATCTTCGGCGTGCCCCGGCGATCAGTTGTCCGCTCCTGCTCGATCTCGATGTACGTCGTGTTCTTCATCATGTTGTAGATCGGGTACGGCACAGACACCTGCACACCCCAGGGCACCATCACCTGATGCCGGCCCCATGTCCACGGATGAGCCTGCTGGCCCTTCATGGTCTCTGGCCGCGGCACGTTGACCAGGCGCCGCCGCCCTTCCCATTTGCCGTCCGGGCCGAGATTCAGACGCGCCAGGCGCGCCAGATCCGCCTTGTCGAGTTCCTGCGGCAGTACGTCCTCGAATGGGCGAGCCCCGGGATTCGTCGGGACTTCGACAGCCTCCCCGTCGTCAAGCCGCATTCCAATTCGTTCAAGCATTCGGTCACGCAGACGCTCGTCCTTGATATTCGGATGGAAGTCGATCTCCATCGCATTCGCAAACGCTTCCAGCTTTTCGCGATCGCAGTCCTGAAAACGGTTTGCGATGGCTCCAGCCAGGTTCAGAGTCGTGTCATTCATGTTCCTTCTCCAAAAAAAAGCCCCGGCACATGGCCGGGGCTACTCAGGGTTGAATTGACGCCTGGGATTACAGCGTCAGGTTGGCGGTGGCACCTACTTCGACCCGAACGACCCACGTGTCGTTGAGGATCAATTGCAGATCCCACCAGTGCGCGACGGTCAGGGTGTTGAGGTTGCCCGGATCGGACTTGTCGGCCTTGTCCAGGATCTCGACCTCGACACCGCCCCATCCATCGTCGGCATCGCCCTTCAGATCCGCCGCACCAAGCGCGTGCTTGGCACAGATCAGCAGGGGATACACGTCGATCTTGGTACCGCCGGTGGACTTCATGTTGGTCGTTCCAACATCGGCCCCAGCATCGGCAAATGCCGTGAGCTCCGGGGAGAGCAGCCAGCGAGTGTTCTCGATCGAACCCTTCTCGTGCTTGCTGATCGCCTTGGCCGAGCCGTACTCGGCGCAGGTCACGAAACCCTCAACCCGACGCAGGTCGGGCAGAACATTCGTGTGACCCAGCCCCAGGTACGACGGCTCAATCGGCACCGTGCCGTTGAACAGCCCGCCATCGTCGACCTCGGTGAAGAACTCACCCTTGGCGTCGTCGAGCAGGCGAACCGCTTCCTGGATGATGCCCAGGGTGACCGGCCCGTCCACGTCGGTTCGAGCCGAATGCGCGGGGTTGTTGTAGAGCACGGTCGTGCCGGCAGTCCACTTCGACCAGCCGACGGCGTTGCGGATGCGCAACACCTTGTCCTTGATCTGATCCACGGAATTGCGGATGTGATCGTCTTCGGACAATCGGCGGGCACGAGAGGTGACCGCGTAGATTTCCACGCGCTCCTCGAACGTGCCGGAAACGTCTTCGTAGCTCACGCTCTGCCAATCCGGGTTCACGCCTTCCGTGATCTCGGTCGTGGCCACTGCATCGTTGACCATCCGGCGCCACGTGGCCTGCTCGGCCTTGTTTTCAGGAACCGGCTTCATGTCCATCACCGGCACGAAGATATCGTCGGCACGCGCGCGCTCCAGGAGCTCGGCGATGGCGACGGTATTTGTCCGGTTACCCGGACCGGTCGCGGTACCTCCAAATTCATTGGATCCCGCGTAATGTCTTGATTTATCCACCATGACGAATTACCTCGCTTGTCGTAGTCGCTTTCGTCGTTTCATTTCCTGCCGAAACGCCTCCCGGTCGCTCAACACCGGAGCCGAGCGCCCAGCGCCGGACATTCCGGCGCCCTGGCTCGGCGGTGCCGGCGGCGGGGGCGTTTGACGGGACGGCTGATGCCCCTGTCGGGGCGGTGGCGTTACAGACTGCGCAGGAACCTCTGTGTTGCCGGCCTGGCCTTCCTGGCGCTGGTGCGTAGACCCGCCCGCCTCGGCCGGAGCCGGGGTCGGCTGCGGCGGCTGTTCCGCGAAGTAATCGCGCTTGAACGCATCGAACACGTCGGCGATGTCCTCGTAGAACGGGCTGCGGATCTTCCGGACCAGTGCCGGGTCGGCCTGTGGGTCATTGACCGCTCGCTGAACCCATTGATGGAAAGCCGGGTGCTGCTTCACCGTATCCGCGTCCGGATGGTGAGCCTTCAGCCGGCTCCATTCTGCGTTCGTGCGCTCGGTCTGAGCCTGGGCCAGTTCCTCCTGAAGCTGCTGGAGTTGCTGATTTGCCTGTTGGAGCGTCGACTCTTTGCCGGAGAACAGCTTTCGCAGTTCTGCGGATTCGTCGGGGAACTCCTCCGCGACCTCTTTCCAGGCCGCAGACGAATCCAGATCCTCGAGGGACGGATTCGGTTGGTTGCCGCTGCTCGCGTTTTGGAGTTGCCGCTGGAGCTTTTCATTCTCCTTGCGCAAGTCCTCGACCAGTCGCTGCGCGGGGGCAACCCGCCCTTGCAGCGCCTGATAAGACTGAAAAATGCTGTTCGCGTACCGGTCGGCCTGCTGGATGTGCTGTCTCGCTTCTTCCGGCAGATCTTTGAACCAATCTTCTTGCTCGGCCTTCGGCGGCTTTTCCGAAGGCTTGAATTCGCTGTCACCGTCGATCCCGAGCTGGCGCTTGTGCGGCGGCGTTTCGTCGCCCTCTCCCGCTTTTTCGCCTTCACCTTCACCCTGGCTTTCACCCTCACCCTCGGCTTCGTGTTCGGGCTCGTCCTGATCGTCTTCGATCGGCTCCTCACCGGCCGGCCCGAGCGCATGGGGGTCGATGTCCTTGGGATTCTGCTCGGCGCGTTTGCGCGCCATGTAGGCAGCAAAGTCCTCGCGGGTCGTTACCTGCTGCTGCTCCGCACCTTCATCGGGTGCCGGCTGTTGCCCTTGTTCCTGTTCCTGCTCCTGTTCCTGTTCAGGTTCGGTCGAATCGTTCGGGGTCGATGTGTCTTGAGCCATTTTCTAAAGCCTCTGGGAGTCCGAGAAGTTCTCGAAGTCGTCTGATTTCGGCGCGAATTGCGATGGTTTCAGCTTCCGAGAGATCGCGCTCAATATCGTCTCGGAGCTGTTTGAGCTCGGATTCCGCCCACGCGCGAACTGCGCGCCACGCGGACTCGCGGGTTTCGATCAGGATTGACATGGGTCAGTACGTGTCGTGCCCAGCTTCCAGGTTGCGCTCCTTGAGCGAGTCCTGGTGCATCTGCCGGCGCAGTTCCATGCCGCGCAGAATCTGGTCGGCACGCTCCCGGGCCTCCTGCGCGCGCTGCTTGGACGCCTCAAGCATGGCCCTGACCTGCCGGTCTTGCTCGCCGCTCTGGAACCGGGCCTCGATGTCGGCCATCTTGATGTTCTCCTGGGCCGCGGCCTGCGCCATCCGGCTGTCGCGTTCCATCTGCGCGATGATCAGCTTCGTTTCGCGGTCCGCGGCCTCGCTTTCCGCGCGCATGCGTTCGCGCTCGAGTTCGATGAGTTCCGACTGATCGACACCGCCGTTTTGCGCCGCGCGCTCGATCTTCTGACTCGCTTCCTGCGCCTCGGCCTGGGCCTTGGTCGCCTCGGCCTGCGCCTTCTGCACTTCGGCCTCGGCCTGGGCCTGCTGCATCTGTTCCTGCGCCGACGGCCCCTGGTTTTCCATCTCCTCGTCGGTCAGGAACAGGTCATTGACCGGGATGTCCATCGTCGACCAGCTCATCTTGTACAGGCGTTCCATGCGGACCCGGCGCTTGAGGTCAGGGTCCTGTTGGGCCATCGACAGCGCCATGAGCGTGTGCTGAGCCTGCTTGTCCTTGACCAACAAGTAGCTCGCGCCGCGCGGGTCGACGTTCATGTCGATCTTGATCGAATCGTCGTCGCCGTATTGCATCAGCCACCAGTAGTAGCGGGTCAGCATCGGGACCGTGACCTCGTCGTCCCACTGGTGAGCGAACTTGCGCTGCACGATGTTCTGGCTGTTCATCACCATCTGCATCCCGCTCGCGGTCTGCTGGACGGTGTTCGAGGCCTCGCCGTGCGCGAGCATCGGCAACTGGGTCGAGTCATTGGCGTTTTGCTTCGCCATGTCGTACAGCGGCGTGATATTCGGCAGCGCCGACTCGATGTTGTTGAACTGGATCACGTCGGCAATCGACTTGACGCGCGCGTCCGTCACTTTCCAGGACTTCGGCCCACGGACCACATAGGACCCGTCGCCGGGCACGGCCTTGCCCTCCCAGTGCACCGTCTGCGGACCGGCCGTGAGTTTGACGTTGTGGACCATGGCCTCCCAGGCGATGTCGATCGTGCGCTGGTCATCGCGCATGATCCGCGGGATGCCGTAGGAGTTGATGATGTCCGCCTCGTCGCGCCGATAGGGCACGACGTAGTAGGGCACGCGCTCGTCGCCCATGATCGCGTTCAAATCGACCTTCAGCGGAATACCCTGGCTGAACCAGACCTCGCCCCAGTAGTGCTCCAGCGGATCAGGCTCCTCGTTCGGGTCCAACGCGCCCAACGCGTGCAGCAGGTCCGGCTCGATCGGCCCGTGGTATTCCCAGACGATGAACTTTTCTTCTTCATCGCCGTTGTCGCTGCCGGTCAGAAGGTTGTCCCGCGCGTCCAGCAGGCTCGACTCGTATTCGCTCGTCGACGGCGCCTGGCTCGCGAGCTTTCTCACGGCCGCCTGGTCGAAGCCCTCGTGCTGCGCAAGCTGGACGACGCGCGACGGGCTATACCGGTGCATCTCGAACGCACCATCGCATTCTTCCATCGACCGGCACTTGTTCGGGAAGAACATCCAGGGGTCCACGTGGGTCGACGCCGGGTTCGACTCCTGCTGGACTTGCAGGGTCATCACCGTCTCGACCATCGGCTCGCCGGTCGCCGGGTCCGCCATCGGCTGGCCATGCTCATCCTCGACCGGGATTTCCTGTGCCCGAACGACGCGCCTGGAGCTCATGCGCGGATACGGACCCTTGATCACCCCGACGCCGAGCCGGCAGGCGTCGTGGATCGCCTTGCGCCCATGCTTGGCGTACTGGCAGTCGGTCAGGAACTCCTCGACCTTGGCCTGCGCCTTCTTGACCGCCTGGCGCGCGGTCTCGATGTCGACCGGCTGACCGTAGATGTCTTCCGGATGGTCCGGCGGGTCAAATTGCCAGTTCGGGTCATTGGTAGGGAACAGCATGTCGCCGATCCGTGCGGCTGCCAGCTCCACCTTTTCCCCGGTCTTGTTGTCGACCGGCGGGACCTCGTCCTCGCCCTCGGCCTGTTCGTCGATGTCGAACTGCCGCAGGCCCCAATACTGGCGCTCGTCCTGAATCCAGCGCGATTCGATCGTGCACTTGTGGGAAACCGCCTGTTCCTTCTTCGCCTCCAGCGCCTGAATCAACCCGGTCCGGAAGTGGTCGTCAACGGACTCGCCCTCGTCAACGTCTTCGAGTTCGAGATCGTCGTCCATTGCGAGTTCGTCCATCAAATCTTCCTTCCAAAGTGTATTTGCCGCTCAGACGGCCGTGACGTGACGACCTCGGATTTGCACTTGGCAATGTACTCACCTTCGGCGATCAGGTACTGGGTCGAATCCATACAATGGTCGTGTTCCTTCACGATCCGCCCCTTGTCGTCGTAGTGGTACATCCGGTACTCCTGCAACCATTGGCGAAGGGTAGAAAAGACCTTGATCTTCCCGGTGATAAGGCGTTTCCGGACCTTCTCAATTCTTGCCTCTTTGCCCGGTTTCGTCGCCGGGATGATCTCGATGCCGTTGTCGGCGTACTCGTCGATCATCTTCTCGCCGTCGAGCACGTTCGTATGGCGCGCGTCCCCGACGATCGGGATCCAGGCACCGCGTGAAGCGATTGCCGCGGCATGGACCGGGATCACCAGTTCACCGGCCTTGTGCTCGTCGTACAGGTACCAGGTATCGGTCTCCCGGTCCCACGCGCCCCACACGGCCGCCGTGTTGCGCCAGCCGCCGTCAAATCCAATCGCCCGCGGCCAGTGGTCCGGGATCTCGTCTAGGGGCTCGATGACGAAGTTCGACTCCGGCACCGGGTAGACGGCGCCCACCCCGAGCGCGGGGATGCCTTTGCTCACGGTGTCTCTCATGTACGACGGGGTGTTCTCCAATTTGCCCTGCTTCCATTCTTCGGTCAGGTGCGGAACATCATCCCAGGTGCAGGGAATGACCTCGCGCGATTCCGCCGGCTCGTTGACAAACAGGTTCACCAGTTCCGTCGCCCCGTGCAGCGGGGTGTGCGTACACATGAGTAACGGATGGTCCGATGATCGGGTTCTCGTGTAGAGCTCCGAATAGTGCAATATAGGCGCCGGCTCATCAAGCCAGCCGCCGTCCAGGTTTTCCCCAAACCAGGCATCCAAGGCCTGGTCGTAGGTCCGGACCCCGACTTCCGAATATCCTCCGGAGACGTGCTGTACGCGGATCGACTCGATCAAGCCGCCGCCGGAGGGCCAACGTCGCATCGAACTGAAGTCAATCAGATCCGTCGGCACCATCGCGCCGCCTTCTTCCTCGGCCTTCGGCCGGCCGAGCAACAGTGCCTGCTGGTTATCCCGCGTCGTCTGCAGCGTCTTCCCGGCGATCCAGAAGCGCGGCGGGCGCTTGAACCGGAATCCCGGCCACCAGTCCGGATACAGGCCGGTCAGGTGCAGAGCTATCTCAAACGCACCCATCGAAAGCGTCTTACCGACGCCATTCGCGCACATTGCCATGCGGGCGGTGCGCCTCTTGCCGGCAGCGAAGAACGCCATGTGCTGCGGGTAGAGTTCGCGCCGGTATGGACCAGTCTCCGGGAACAGGCTGTATATCAGGCCTTTTCGTTTCTCTCGCCGCTCGTACTCGCGGAAAAGCTGGTCGATCGACGACTCATGAATCGCCGCCATCTTCGCCTTCTGCGATCAGACTGGACACGTCGATGCCCTGGTCGCGCATGTTCGCCAACCGCTGCCGAATCGCTGCTCGAAGCTCTTCATCAGAAGCCTCGGACAATTCCTGCTTGTTCGTTACCTCTACCTTCTCGCCGTACCGCTTGGAGGCGAGCTTCGACAGATACCACTTGCGGGTGTCGACGCGCAGCCTTGAACGGTTCACGTGCTCCCCGTTCAACTTCCAGCCGAGATTTTCGCCGTCCTCGCCATGGCGTTCCATCCAGTCATTCTGACCGTCGTCGGAAATCTCCAGCGTCTCCTCGGCCATTGCGTCCAGGCCAAGGTCACGCGCACGCAAGAATCGTTGGGTAAAGTCGCCATGCTCGTCAGTCGCCACCCACCACCTGACGGTGGATTCATGCGGCATGCCCTTGGTCTTGCAGATTGATCGCAGTGACTCACCGTCAATCAGGCGTCTCAGGATCTCGTCGGCGGTTTCGTCGGAAAAAGTCGATGGCTTGGTCGTCTTCTTGGTCGTCGGTTTGCGCTTATACGGCGAACCCTTCGCGACCTTCTTCTTCGCGACCTTCTTCTTCGCAGCCTTTTTACTCATAGCTGCGCCTCATCGCCTCGTTTAACTTCTCAAGCACTTCTGCCGTGATCGAGCAGTCTTCAAACGCAACGGTTTGGTCGTCGATGAGGCGCCGCACGCGGAAAACAACCTTTCCGGCGCCGGCCGAAGATGCGCCAAGAGTTGCCGACGGCACTTCAATCTGCGGTCCTTCAATCTGTTCGTGTTCATCCATTTCCGAAGTCCTCCTGGGAGTCCGGAGCCCCGGCCCGCAGGGGCCGGGTTCCGAAGTTGCTCAGTATTTCATGCCCTTCTTGCCGCTCGAGCCCTTGCTCTTGCCGCCGTAGTACCCGCTGTCGCCGGGATGGCCGGTTCCCTTGCGGGAATAGCCGTCGGGACCGACGTTCGAGTGATTGCGCTCGCTCGACAGATTGCCGGCACCGGCGAGCGTGCCGGAACCGCGGTGTGGCTTTTTGTGTCCGTGTTTCATCGTGCTTCTCCTGGCCGTATGGCCTTTGTGGGTTACTCGGCGCGACGTGCGATCTCGGCGTCAATGGCCCTTATCGCACCGTCGCGGGTCTTGCCGTTTTGCTCGGCCTCGCGCAACTCGAGCAACTCATCGTCGGTCCTGTCCGGGAGCGCGGCCTCAACCTGGCCGATGTTCCCGTCCAGCACCGACAACAGGTCGCTCGGTTCTTCGGCTTCGTCTGCCTCCTCGGGCAGCCCGACAGCCTTCTCAAGCCGCGCGATCCGGCGTTCCATTTCCAGTTGAGAGTTGTGCATCATTTCACCTTCGATATCGGTTGAGCCCGGTTCACGCCGGGCTTGGGTGGTTGATAAGGGCTCGGGCCGGGCAGATTGGTTTTCCGCTCGGCCTCCGCCCGGTCCCGCGCAGCGTTGGTTCCGTCCGGCCCCATCGGCCGACCGAATACCTTGCGCTCCAGTGCAGCCAGCCGCTTGTCAACCAGCCGCTCTCGTTCATTGACGTACATAGGTCACCCTATCAGGTGTAGGTGTATCCGCCGGTCAGCGTCGCCGTCACCGGTCCGGGGTTCGTGACCACCACGTCCTGCGCGCCGGCGGTACCCGACGGGGTCGTGCAGGTGATCTTCGTCTCCGAGTGCTGGACGACGTTCGTCGCCGAAGCCCCGCCAACTGTGACCGTGGCCGCCGGGTCGAAGCCCAGGCCGTTGATCTGGATGTCGGTGCCGCCGGCCGCCGGGCCGCTGTCCGGGTTCACACCCAGGACGGCGAACAGATCGAGCAACGCGTCCACTCGGTCGTTCAGGCGGTGGATGAACTGGCGCAGGTGCGGCAGGCTGTTTTCCTGCACGCTGTCGCGCGCCGGCGCCGTGAACGACGTATCGGCAGACGCCTCGGCGTCGGCCTCGACCGTGGCAATCTGCGCCTCGATCTTGTTCGCATCGCCGCGCAGGCGCTGGCGGTTCAGGCGGACGATCTTGGCGTCCACCATGGACGTGTTGGCGACCCTTTGTTCCAGGCCGATCAACGCCTTCTTCAGTCGGAAAGCGGATAAGCGATTTGCCATTTTCAGATCTCCATCGGGGGTTGTGGGAGCATCAGGCCCTTTTGCAGGGCCGTGAACAGGCAGCCAACCTGGCCGGCCAGAAACTCGAAATAATCGCGCTCATCGTCGTCGCCACGCTCTGCGGCGCGCTGGGACTTGAGCAACAGCATCACCTGCACGTCCTCGCAGGTATCATCGTCGCCGATCAGGTACTGGGTCCCATCCACGCGGACGGCGAGCACCACTGCGGTGTCATCCGTCATCAGCCGCAAGATCCTGATCCACGCCGTCCATCGGTGTCGCCTCGGCCATTTCCGCCCGCGCCTGTTCCGCGGCGACGCGATCAGCCTCGAACTCCTCGGCGTTTTCGGCGTGAATCTTCTCGCTCTTGGCTTGCTGCAGCCGGCCTCGCAAGGTGTACAGCCCTGAATGGAACAGGACGGCCTCGGCCGCGGACACCGCGCGCCCCATGTCCCCGGGGTCGGTCTCGCGGATATTCTCATCCTCGAACAGCAGCTCGGCGAGCGCTCGAATGCGCTTGACCACCTTGCGCTTGAGTCGCACGTCCTTTTTGCGCTGGCTCGCCGAGCTCAACATCGCGATCAGCGAGGCCATCAGCTCCGTGAGCTCCCGGTGCCCGGCGTGCTCCACATTGTCCATCGCGAGCTGCAGTTTGCGCTTGCTCGACTCCAGGAGCACGTCTGCGAGCTTGTCGGCGTCGTCTTCCGCGTTGATTGCCTCAATCCAATCGTTCTTCATCAAATCCCTTCGTCAAAGCGCGCTCGGCGCTGATTGTCCAGATAAAACCCCAGTCTCGGCCCGTCCGGGTCTGGGACGTATCTCATGTCGTTTCGCGGATCGTCACCCGTGTAATACGGCACCGCCTGGCGGTTGCCCCAGCGAAAATCCCGATTCTCATGGAATTGGACCTCGATCGGGCGGCCGCCGACGTACTCGACGTTCGCCACGGCATGCTCGTTCAGGATGTTCTGGATCCATGTCGGCGGCAGCGGCAGCGTGTCGTAGACGAGCTCCCACAGATCCCACCGATCCAGGTGCCCGTCCCTGCGGTGGCCGCGCACGACCAGAACCGGGAATCCCTTCGTGTAGTCGACCGAAATGTGATGGCCGTCGAACTGCTCGCACCAGAATGACCCGAGCGGCAGGTGGTCGGTGTTGGCCTCCAGGCGCATCACACTCGCGCCGGCGCCCATTCCGTTGATGTTCACGCACGGCCTGACCACGTACTCGCCGGGCTCCGGCACGTCCTCGCCGGCTGGCCCGCACACGTAGTCCATACGGTCAGCGAGCAGCAGCTTGTCCAGCACCCACCTGTGGCGCCGGTGACAAGCCTGCCAATCGCTCACTGCTTGTCCGCTTTGCTCTGCACTAGCGATTCGATCCGGATCAGATACTGCTTCAGCTCCTCGAACTGCTTGTCCGCTCGGCGCTCCAGTGCCTCGGTATCCTTGTGGAAATCTCGTTTTAGCTCGCCGAAGCGGGCGTCGATCTCCGACCGGCGCTGCCGAATTTCTTCCCTTGGGATGAAGTCGCCCATCCTTTCAATTGTTTTGCCCATGGAAATATGCAGCCGAACCAGCCAGGTCATCTGCGCTGCGAGCACGATCCCAAGGACGGTGATGGTGACGTCATCCACTGCACACCTCCTCACACTCGGCGCGCGTCGCCCCGTCCTGCCGGCACCGAATCCAGCACCGGTCAGCGTCGGCGCGCTCGACCACGGCCTCGCAGCGCAGCAGCCGGTCCTCCAGCGCGCCATTCGGCACTCTGCCGTCAGGCATCCGGGCCTCGATCGTCAGCGGCGCGATCCGCTCGTCCGGTATCCGCTGCATCACCGGCACCGGCACTTCGACCAGCGTCGGGGCCGAGGGCTTCGGCGCGCTCGCGCAGGCGTTCAGAAATAGCGCTGCACACCAGATCGGCGCGCCACGCGGCACAGTCGTCGTCGGTGTCGTAAATCGCATCGCGGTCCCTTCTCTCCTTGGTGGTTTGCGCCTGCAGTTCCGCCAGTCGGTTTTCGAGCACAGCATTTGCGGCACGCTCGGCCTCCAGATCAAGCACCCTTTGGGTAACCTCTTGGGATAGCCGCTCGGACAGCGCGACGACCGCTTTCTCGTTTTGCCCGGCCGTGGCGATCATCCCGCCGAGATCCTGGTTGCACTCGCGCATTTCGTTCGTGGCCCACCACGCCCAAGCACCAGCGGCCACAACGCTGCCGAGAAGCAGCAAAACAACACGCCCGCTGATGAACTTCGCGGCGATGCCAGCGAGTCTTGTGCGAATGGCCATTACTCTTTCCTATGCACGCGTTGTGCGTAATATCCAATTTGAATGACGATTCCCTTGTTTACCCCTTGACAGATTACGCATTCTGCGTATAAGCAGCACCGCCTATATCGGACTGCTCGAACTCTATCTGATCAAGACCGAACAGGCACCAGTACGCTGACGGTCAGCGCCTCACCCTCATCTGCGCCCACCACCGCTCGATTCGGCTGACGTAGGTGATGGTCTCGCGCGAATGATGACCGGTCACCAGGTGCAGGCAGACCCGGATGTCCGCCCATGATCGGCACATCCCACCGCAAGTGCCGCACCCGGTGTTCCGGCATCGCCATTGGGCGCGGATGATGTTCCCGGTCCCGGCGTTGTAACCCGCTTCCCCGAGCCGGCGAACCTCAAGTGACGGCCGCGGCTCAGTCCAGGTCTGCATTTGCCGGGCCAGATAGTAGGCGCCGGCTTCGATTGCCGGCCCCGCTACGTGCGGGCTCAACCCGTCGTATCCCAGCGCCGGCGCGACTTCGCGCCAGGTCCGGGGCATAAACTGCGCGATGCCGCGCGCGCCGACCGGCGAAACCGCATTCGGGTCCAGCAGAGACTCCTGGTAGAGCTGCGCTTTGTATCGGGTCCAGTCCCAGCCGGGCAGCCAGCGATCGCTCGCGCCCCGGATCTCACCATCGTAGTCATCAGGCCCGAGCGCGGATGCCGCCGGAACGAACATCCCGAGCACGATCAGAAGGGCGACGAACACCAGCAGGGTGACGGCCCGGTAGACCAACGTCCAGAATACCTCTTGATCCCGACCGCTCATCCGAGAACCGAACTGACGATCAACGCCACGGCGAGCACCCAGGCCGACAGGTAGATCGCGACCGGGAGGTTCCCGTCGATGAGCTGCTTTCGCAGCGCCCCCCACCGGAAACCGGCCAGACGGTCACGGAGCCGCAGGGCGACGAACAGCACGGTGACGGCCGCAGGGATCAGCAGCAGATCGAGCAGCACAGAGAACAGGCCAACCTGCTGGACATTTCCGCTCGCGCCGGCGAGCGCGTACAGCCCGACGCCGGCGACGGTGAACACGACGGCGAGCGCCACCCAGGGCCATTCCCGGATCAAATCGCGCAACCAGCTCATGGGTCTTCTCCCGAGTCTTCCCCGCCGGAGTTATCCGAGTTGTCGGAATTGTCGGAATTGTCGATCGGCCCATCTGATCGACTTCGGCAGTTCGCCCCGATGCAACCGTCGCGCACGTCGTCGCCGCTGCGCCAGTCGCCCTGGAATTGGTTCCCGCCCACGTCGTCGCCGATGCGGTCGTCGCCGTTGCGCGTGTCCCGCCTGGTATCCCCTAGGTTGCCGCCGACGTTCACCGAATTGTCGGATTGATCTGTATTTCCGAGGTTGCCCGCGACGTTCACGGAGTTGTTTGCGCGGTCCATGTTGGCGATCGTCGCGCTGACGCCCTCGATCACATCGCCGTATGCCTCGACCGTCGCAATGCCCGCATATGCGGGGATACCAATCTGAAGTGCGGTGCTGACGATGCCCCAGACCGGATGATGGCCACGCCGTTGCGGCATCGGTAGGGCCTCATTGATCTCCTGGGCGACCACGTACCGGCACAGGTCGGTCTCGCAGCTCGCGGCCAATACCTCGACCCGGCCCTGCCTGGCCTGCTCCATGGCGATCCACTGGTCGGTGCGGTCCGACGACGTTGCACAGCCGGCCAGCACGGCCAGCGCCAAAAACGCTACCACGGCATATTTCATCGGCTTCTCCAAGAAGGGGCCGCCACGGTCCGAGGGAGTGTTGACCGCGGCAGCCGGGGACCGACGCCAGGAACCCGGGGAAGGGGCGCCGGAAACAGAAACGCCCGGCTCAGGTGGCCGGGCGCTGCAAATTTTGGACATACGTCCTCGGGCAGGATTGTCCTACAAACCCAGCTCGTTGTCAACCCCAACATCAGCGCCAACCCTGCACAGAAAACGCCAGCCCCTCCACGGGGATCCGCGCAGCGCCCGGCGGACCGCGAGAGAAACCGTTTCAGCATCCCCGGGCAGGAAAGCGAACCACTCTCTTCCAACTGACGCCGGATGGAACGCCTCATGAAGCCGCTTCTCTGCCAACCTCGCATCTCTTTTGCTTGGCATCGGCCTGGACAGCATCATTATTCCAAATGGCATAGCGGCGACCAGCCCATCAAGCCTCGCCTTTGGATCCCCACTTATGCCAACCTTCATGAGGATCTTCCCGTCAGCCGCCGGCGCCATAGGCCCTATAAATTGCGCGACGTACAGATAGTAGATTTCGGACTCGTAAACCTCCCTCACTCCCCCGGGTCGCTGCTCGTCCATCACAAAGGCGTTGCCGCAGCGGCGCCCTTTCACCTTATGACGCATGCGCCTCCTCCTCACAATACGATCGCAAATGCGCGTGCAAAACGGACCGGGCCTCATCAAGCATTCCGTCCAGCCCGCGGATATGCGGCATCAGCGCCCGTACAGTTTTGTCGCGGACACCACGCCACGGGGCGCTTTGGTGCCGACTCATAGACTCCTGCCTGATCGCACAATCGACCATCCCATGCACGATCGCCCTGTGCTCATCCCCGGACACTCGCGCCTTGGGGCACCGAAAGAGGACCCGCTGCCGCCCCCATAGATCAAGGTGATTCACCAGGTTTCTCTTTTGCCCCTCATCCAAAAACGACCAGAACAGAAGCTCAGCCGCCTCTCGAACGTGCCCGTTTCGGGCCTGAATCCCTGAAATCATCGCCGCAAGCTCAGGGCACGACTCCGGACGAAGGCCGCCCGAAACCTGGTCCTTCAAATCCATTGTCTCCACAGAGACCCGCGAAATCAGCGCCTCAAGCGCGTCCCGCGGCGGATTGATCTCGTGCGTCTGCTCGTTCATGCTTCGCGTCCTCCTTGTAAGCCTGCCGGATCAGCCGGCGCTGTTCGTCCGTCGCCATCGCCGCAATCTGCTTGTTCCGGTCCGGGTTGTACCTGGCAGCCACGTAGATGGCCCAGGCACCAGGATCCTGCTTGTACAGCCAACCGATCGCCGTATGGGTCTCAAGGCGCCTCATTTCGCAGCCAGTCGCGCTCGAAGTCGTCTGCGCAGTCCCGGTCACAAAACCGCTGCTTCGGCCCGACTGGCGCCTCACACCAATGGCAGGTCCCGCGCGCCCGAAGGTCCGGCGTTCGCCTACGGTGCGTCATCGCCACGTCGATCTCTGCGGCCTGCAACTTACGGGCTCGATCTGCTGCATCAGCCACGGCCGAATGCCCCGCGCTTGTGCAGGCAGTCGTCACAAACCCGGTCGAAGTCCAGGCTCACGCCCAGCGTCAACGCCTGTCCCACGTCCCGCCTACGCCGTTGGCGGAAGCGTGCTTCTTGCCGGTCTATATCGGCCTTCCGCAACCCGCTGCCCGCAATCCCGGTATTCCAAGGACGGCGACTATCGCCTTTCTCGTGAACTTCTCCGAATGTTTCAATGTCGGTTTTCATCAAACCCTCCTTTGCCCGTCTCCTCGAACCAAATTTCACAGGCCTGTTCCTTCGGCTCGCCCTTTCTCTGGTGGTATCGCCATTCAACCCACCGGCTACCGTCGTCAACGCCCAACCAGGCAGCGACCTCGTCTCTGACTGCCTTGAGTGCCATCGCCAGATTGTCTCCCTGATCGAGCCGACGCGGCGCAATCCGTGTCAGGTGGACCGTGACCGGCAACCGGGGTTTGACGACGCCGCGCTGGCGCAGCACCGCCCAGGTGTCTCGACGCTGGTTCTTGACCCGGCGGTGCCGTCGACCCCAATGGTCGCGCATGTTCGCCGCGCTTGGGAGTTTGATCGGGAACCTGATGACCGGAATGTCGTTGATAAGCGGGTGCCCAAAAGTCATGGAAGCGACTCCATATCTCCATCTCCTCAATTCAGCCTACAACCTACGGCTCTGCTCGGCATTTTCTCGGCAGGTACTGATACAGGTCGTTATCCGACGCCCATTCCCGCACGTAACCGCTAGGCACTTCGCTTCTGCTCTGACAGTTCACTACCAGTTTGCGAGCCAATGTTTGAGACGCCCAGTCGGTGCGATTTTTATCTGCCTGTTTCTCGAACCAGACAGCCGAAATCTTCGCGGCCTTCTCCTCGCAATCACGAAACGCGCCGGGCAAAAACCTCCCCACAACCGCTGCCTCACCATGCTGGTGCTGATACTGGTGCTGCTCGTGCGTCATCGGCACCGCGAAATAAGGCGGTTTCTCGGCCGTTCCAGACCCCTCAGCTACTCGGCGCACGTGGCAGCACTCGTTTCGATGTTCGCCTGCCTCCTCATCCCAATCGGCGTTGCCGTCGAGCACGCTCCGCTGCCTCCTGATCCAGTCCTCGAACTCCGATTCGGGGCCGATCGCCCGCAGCACCGGCGGCGCCCGGAAAAAGCCACCGGCAATCAGGTCGTGCCAGAACTGGCCGTGTTGGGGCTTTTCGGGTTTCGGCTCGCGCGCCCGGCCGGTCGTCGGGTCGACGTTGAGCCTCACGGTCGCGCCGTGGATGCCCCGCTTGCCGAATAGCTCGAAGGCTTTGTCGGCGAAGCGGGGGTCTACATCGATTTGTAATCTCAGGGTATCGTCCGCCATCGTCTTGCAGCCGGCCGTTGTGAATTCTATTAACTGCGTTTCATCTGACACTTTTCGACTCCTCGGCTAGTGCTCTTTCTTTATCCCATCCTGCTTTCACGCGATATTGAATTTCATCGTGGTGGATTATTTCAGGTTTGTTCATTGGATCCAATCCATCTGCTTCTTGAAACAATTGCATCCTTTGGAATCGCCAACGCGCCCATATAGCACGCCTCACCAGAAATGGCGTTCTCGCCCCGAGTGCCGGCAATCACAAGATATTCGCCGGTCTCCTCAATCACATACCCGTGACTCGTTACCCGCGCGGGCCTCAACAATTCCATGATTTGATCCGCGTAATTCCAGCCAGAAAGGTCCGCGGAGTCAATCCATTCAACACTCTCAGTGTGGGTAATCATTTCAGGCTGGCCCATCATTCCCTTTTTTGGCCCATCTGTTCAATGCTTGCTCCGCCATGTCCAGGTCGAGCCACTGGGGAGGATCGCTCCGAACTTGGTGAAGCAGATCATCTAAAGCTTCAAACAAATCTGGTGCTTCGGCAAGATCGGCACGTATGTATTTGGTCCACGGGACACCGTCCGGGCAATCTTCAGGATCAGGGTCTTGACACCACAGACGGCCAACATCAGAATCTGCGCAGCATTCAGGTTGCAGCCATATTAGATCGTAATCACTCATCGCTCTATTCCTGTTTATCCCACTTAAACATATGACAGTAGCAAGGGCACTCACCCACAACCACTCCTGCTGTTGTGAAAGAATACGTCTTGCCGTCTACGCATCTACGTTCAACATCACAACGCTGGCACACATGTTGCGGCGGCTCGGGATTTAAGCCCGCCTTACATATATATCCCGGAACAGGCTGACGACAATTCTCGGGATCAGCGCAGTAGCAAATGCGTTTACTCATCGCTCTGCTCGTCGTATTCAGCTATAACTTCCATAGCTACTTTGTGAATCCCTCTCAATAACTCGTCTGGCGGCGACAGGGCGAACCCACTTTGCGCTTCCTCACAAATCCCTCTTACCCATTTCACAAACTCAGCCAGCCGCCTCTGTCGTTCGGCTGCTATGTCGGCTCGGGCTTGCCAGCCTTCCCAGTGGCTATGCACATCATTATCCGTGTATCCGTCTTCGGGCGTGTATGCCAAATCTGACTGTGAATAGCCATGACCGCGCGCCCATTTCTCGAATTGCTCTCGCTCGTCGGCCTGCGCCAGTTTTTCCTCACTGCTCTTCCGTCTGTTCAAATCACTCGCACGCCCGGCCTGACAGATATAACCGGGAATGGGTTCTTGGCAATTCTCGGGATCGGCACAGATGCATACCCGTTCATTCATTGCTCTACTCCTTCGGTTCCTGAATCAGCGCCAATAGTCCAAGCCCGGCGATAAACCCGATTGCCAGCGATGTTGCTATGACGAGCTCGATCATTCGACTTGTGATACGAGCTCTCTGAGATCATTGGCTTCGATCTCATCGAGCGCCAATGACCAAAATCTCTGGTCACTACATTCGGCCATCTCCTCTAAGGTCCCGGTTCGTGGTGTTATAAGTCGCTCCCCCGACATATACCGGTCTTTCCACTCACCCCATCGCCGCTCGCCGGCGCGCACCTTCGCCCAATTTATTCCGCGCCATGCACTTTCGGGCGCGACCGACTTGCGCCGCAAGAACTCCGCGACGTGCCGGTTTGACCCGGCCATTTCCCGAAGATCAGCGGTCCGTGGATTTCTGCGAGCGCCATAGGTGGGCCATGTAGGCGGCTACGATTTTTTCGGGTTCGGTTTTCATTGCTGCCTCGCTTCAACCTTCGCCGCCGAATCGTCTGCGACGTTCCGAAAGCATGGCGTCTGCTATGTCTGCTGCTTCGCCCGCTGCTATAGGTGCTTCATCAATATCCCTACCGCCTAGAAAATCCACGCATGCCAGCGCCGCCGCCGCATAGTAGTCCCATAGCGTCGCCCCTTCGATCACACTATGGGACACGAAGCCGCTCCGCAACTCGTCGCTGCTATCCGCGATCGGGTAAGCCGGCCCGCCCATCTCGTTTGATTTGTCGTTCATTGCACATTCTCCAGTTGATTCATCGGCCCGGCAAGCTGCCCGGCCTTGGGGTTTACGCCGTGGCGAATCATTGCCATTTGTTCATGGTCGAGCAGTCCGTCGGCTTCGATTCGCTGCTTCCATTCCGGGATCTGCGCGATGCACGATTCGGCCAACGGCTTGAGTTGGTGCCGGTCCCAGTTATCGAGATTCCAAGAGCCGATTTCGATTCGGCACAGGACAGCCAGCGCGGTCCTCGGCTTCATGGCGGCTGCGATGATCTGGTCGGTATTTGGCTTTTCGCCGTCGATCAGCGCCACCACGTCCGCTGGCACGAGTCCATATTTCGCGGACGCGGATCGGCAGTGCTGGCTCAACGCGCCGGTGATCTGATTCACGTCATAGATAGAAAGCGCCTCGAATGCGAGGTTGGTTGCTCCGGCGCTGCATGTCTTACCCCGGCTGCAAAGCTCATAGGCCGCGTTCCATGCCTTAGCGAATGCCGTGAAGTCGTCTTTGGTCATTGGCCGGACTCCATTTGCTGGCGGTATTCGATTGCCTCACGGGTTGCGCGGTCAACTGCGGATTCGGTTTGCCGCTTCTGGCCTTGCCCGTTCGACTCCGACGCGCGTCGAATCCAGTTTCTCCATGTTGCCGGCCAGTCTGCTTTGCGCCCCTTCGCGCCGGGCACACCGAGCCAGTAGTCCCGAAATTTGGAGGCCTCGTGGTCGTGGTCTACGCTCGGGAACTTCCCGGTCGCCCACGTCAGGTCGTCACCGGTCGGGAATTCGTCTGGTATTCGAGTTCCTGTTTTCGGCTTCTTGGGCGCGCCGCTCTCTCCCTTCCCTTCCTTTCCACTTCCACTTCCACTTCCACTTCCACTTCCACTCCGGGGGTGAACACCCTGCGAGTGTTCGTCATGTGTTCGGCGAACACTCCCCGATTCGTCGTCCGGTGTTCGCCGTCTGTTAGGTGAATCTGGAATACCCCCGTCAGGCTGCGGATGGCGGTACGTTGGTTGGTCAATTCTCTGGTGTTTCCAACCAGTTACGCGCCAATACTCAACCCCGTCTACCTCGTACTGCGTCAGCAGTCCGGCCTGGATCAGTTCGCCAACCATGTTCGCGATGTCCTTTTTCGTGAACGCATCGGCCGGGAAAATCTGCATCTTCGCCCTCGCCGTGCTCGCCGGGTGAACTCCTCCGTCATCGCAGAAGTTCCAGAGCCCTATGAACAGTAATCGAGCGTTCGGCGAACACTCCACGACCTGCTCGCTGGTCCAAAACTCTGGCTTTATAGTCCGAATTCGTGGCATAATTACCTCGTTTTGTAGCCATCAAGCCCCGGTTCCGGCCCGCCAGCCGCCGGGGCTTTTCACTTGGCGCCCCTCAGGGCCTCGACAAGTGCTTCGTTCTTCAACCGCTCGCGCTCGAGTTCCTCCCGAGCCTCTCGTAGTTGGCGCTCCATTTCGGTCTCCCGGAAATTCATCGAGCCAATGTCGTAGCCGCGCTGGTGCGCCAGCCACAGGATCGGCACGTTGTTCCGGCACCCATCCATGAACTGAAATAGTTGCGCGGGCTTGATCCCTTCGCGGCCCGATTTGATCCGCGACCAGCGCGCCTGGTCAATGCCGACAAGGCCTTGGGCCTGCTTGTCCAGCGTGTAGCCGGCGACCTCGGCGCAGAGCTCGATCGCCCCCGCCCAAGTTTGTTTCCGCGCAATTTCACGCGGGCCGACCTCGATCAAGTTGTCCTCTCTCTCATCAACCATGAGTTGACTTGTGTGACCCCTTGCGGTTAAAAAAAATGTGATGCTGGCCAAACCGACACCGACGAATAAAAAGCCGCGCCCGCTCGGGGCGCGGAATGCGCGACTTCCGGTGCCCTTACAGGAGTGCAGTCGCGCGCTAGGGTCATGCGGCCCGGCCCTCGTCCCGGCCGTGGATTTCCTGCTCGTGCAGGTCCTTGATCTTCTTCCCGAGATCCCAGCCGATCCGTTTCCCGCAGTTGCCGCGGGCAAGGTCGCTGATGTACGGCTGAGAACAGCCGACTCGCCGGGCGATCTCCCCCTGGGAGAGTCCGGCGTCGAGGAGTTCGTTGATGATTTCGGCCCACATGGCCCGAATCATAGTCTTTCCTATCGTATAGGTCAACCCCCAATTGCAGGCGATAGTTGTTCCTTCTTTCAATATGAGCCCGAAACCGGGAAGATCAGGCGCATGGACCTCGCCCGAATTCGCCGGATGAACCTGCGCCGCTGGATCGACGAAGATCCGCATGCGGAGGGCAACATCGAGAGGTGGTGCGACTACTATTCGGCACGGCTCGGCGCAAACGAGCCGCCGTTCAGCCCCGGGTATCTGCGGCAGCTCGCGCCAAAAAGCGGCGCCGCGCACGGGAACATTGGCGAGAAAATTGCGCGCCGAATTGAGCGGGCGATGGGGAAACCGGAGTATTCTCTGGACAGGCCGCCGTCTGAAGCGGCCGATACGGAGATCCTTGATCACTACCGGGGTTCCAGCCCACAAGCGCGAATGTTGATCGACGTTTTGATGGGGGTAAGGGGGTACGACGACATTTCGGAGCAGGCGGCCGACGCGCTTCGCCTGGCCCTGAAATGGTCTGCCCCCCGCGACAAAAGCGAATACGACGAGGCCGGCGCGGCCTGGCCTGCGACTGGTGTGGAGTAGGAGCGACGGATGAAAGCATTCAATACTGGCCTGGCCGCCATCGTTTTTTCGTCATCACTCACACTGATCCTCGCGTTCACGCCCTGGCAGGAGACGTACACACGCCCAGGCGCCGCCACGGTTGAGGAGCCAGCGGCCCATTCCCCTGTTTTCATGCCGCCTGAGAAGCAGAGAGCCACGCCGTCAGCCGGCGTCCGGGTCGATCACACCCGGCTTGGGCTCTACCTTCTGCTCGCGATTTCCGTGAGCATCGCCGCTGGCACGACCCGCCCCCGCCGCTAGTCAGAAAGACACCTTGGGCTATTGAATTTCAAAATTCATAGTTTTTCCTGTTGACAAAGATTATAGTATTCCCTATGATTGAGCCTGGTTCACACGGAAGGCCGCTTCATGCAACAGGAATTCAACCTGCCCCCGGCCGCGCGCCGGACCGACCCGGCCACCAGCCACGAGGCTGAGGCTAAGGTCAACCGTTCCGGGCGCCGGGCCAACCAGACGGTCGTCGCCGCGAAGATGGTCACCCACCACCCGGGCCGAACCTGCGGCGAGCTCGCACAGATCGGCCCGCTGACCGAGCGCCAGCTCTCTCGTCGCCTTTCCGACGCCGAACGCACGTCACTGATCGTCGCCGGCGACCCGCGCCGCTGTCGGGCGTCAGGGGCACCGGCACGTACATGGTGGCCGGCATGAAAGATACGAAAAGCCTCGTGGCCTATAAGGGTTTTGATCACGACCTCAAATGTCGTGGCATGCAGTACGAGATCGGCGGCACGTACACCGTCGATGGCCCGATTGAGATTTGCCGCAACGGACTGCACGCCTGCGAGCACCCGTTCGACGTGTTCACTTACTACCCGCCCGCCGATAGCCGGTACGCATCTGTCGCGGCGTCGGGCGAGATCATGCATCACGAAGACGGGGATACGAAGATTGCCGCCGCGCGGTTGACGATCACCGCAGAGATCAGCCTGCACGACATGATCGGTGCAGCGGTCAAGTGGATTTTTGATCGCGTGGACTGGAAGAAAGGCGCGAGCGTCAAGGCTAATTGTGCCGGGGCAAGGAATGATGCCTACCAGGGCGCTGCGTCGTCGACGGGAGACCGGGGCGCTGCGTCGTCGACGGGATACCAGGGCGCTGCGTCGTCGACGGGAGACCGGGGCGCTGCGTCGTCGACGGGAGTCCGGGGCGCTGCGTCGTCGACGGGAGACCGGGGCGCTGCGTCGTCGACGGGATACCAGGGCGCTGCGTCGTCGACGGGAGACCGGGGCGCTGCGTCGTCGACGGGAGTCCGGGGCGCTGCGTCGTCGACGGGATACCGGGGCGCTGCGTCGTCGACGGGATACCAGGGCGCTGCGTCGTCGACGGGAGTCCGGGGCGCTGCGTCGTCGACGGGAGACCGGGGCGCTGCGTCGTCGACGGGATACCAGGGCGCTGCGTCGTCGACGGGAGACCGGGGCGCTGCGTCGTCGAC